ATAAGTATAGTTTATGAAGTTTGGTCTGTACGAAAGACCATTTGCAATCTTTAGAAAACATGAGCCGATGTAGTCAGTAATTCGTGGAGATTCATCTCCAGCTTCTTCTGCATCTTTACATTTTTCTTTCCAAGCCACCATGGCTTCATGAAACTTCTTGTTGTCCACATAGTGAACGCCTTTTATCTTAGTTCTCGCCATTAGTAATTCCTTTTTTAATCTATGTACTTATTATAGTATTATTTGGTACTTTTGTCAATGTGGAATTTAATTTTATTTATTTTGATTTGGGGTTGACATTATTCTATAATGGTGTATAATCACTATTGTGACTCATCAGAATAATACTTAATGTATTGTTGACTTAGTGTTAAAGTTATCTAGTATAGCTTCTAAGTCTTCATCAGATACTAAATCTTCTTCTATGTCCATTTCTTCTTCTTCAATCTTTTTTAACTCTTTTACTGTCGGAGTTTTGTTTGCAACTACTTTATTTATATTTTGCAAAACGTAATCATAATATTTACATAGTCCAACACTTGCAGGCGTCATTATTACTATAGACATTTTTTCTATATTAAAATATTGTTCATCTGAATAAGGTTGCACCCATCTGCATAAAGAAAGAGATTCAACAACACCTTTATTAGTTGTTCTGGCTACAGTATCCATTTTCAAAGGAGAACTTATTTTTAGTTGTGAACCTAAATCTTCATTTACTTCACAGACTATATCTTCTCCATTTGATAATTTAACAACATATTGATTCATAAATTAATCCTATTAATATCGTAATTAAACTTTTCTTCCTTGTATATATTTAGTCGTTGTGTAAAGTGTCTATAAGTGAAGTTGGGTCTAGATTTATAGGATACGTTATCTGACACATCAAAGAGTTTAACTCTAGACTTGTCATCTGTCTGTCGTAACCCTCTACCAATAGATTGTAGCACTCGTACTCTACTTTTTGATGGACTTGCGAACACGATATTGTGGATATTCCTAATATTAATACCTGTAGAAAAAGTACCATATGAGGCCACAATGATTGCATCTTTTTCAAGTTCAGTAATTGCACGAATCTTTTCTCTCGTATCTGTTGTTGTTCCACCATACACAAAGAAAACTTTCCTGTCAAGTGCTTTTAATTCATTATATAATAAACTTCCATGCTTTTCAACTAACTGAAATAACAATAAGGTGTTTCCTGTAATACTCTTACACAATTTTTCAATGAACTTATTTCTCTTTGGGTGTGATACAAGATAATTTATTTCTTCTGCATATGTATAATACCGAACTCTTTGAGCTTCTTCCTCTGTGTGTTTCAATACTATACAATCAATGTCTAACTGTGCAAGAGTTCCCCTGTCGATTAACTCCTTCGTTGTAATAATCTTCTTAACTTGACCGAATAGACCCTCAAGTACTAGTCTATGTGTTTGAGTTCCGTCTAAAGTTCCTGTTAAACCGAACCTATATTTCACCTCTCCTGACTTCGCCATAATATCTGTTAGAGATTTTGCTTTGAATAGATGAGCTTCATCTCCTATGATGCAACCATATTGTGCAAAGTAAGGTCTGTGTAATTTGTAAATAGATTGCCATGTTGATATAACCACAGGTTTCTTAGAACCTTTGTCTAAACCAGCATACACTCTGTGAATGTATTCATCTTTCCAACCATAATCAATAAAATCAGCATACATCTGTTCAACTAGTGATGTGGTTGGTACAAGTATCAAAGTTTTTAAACCCATCATATTGTAGTAACGAATAAGTGTGTATATTATGAGTGACTTGCCTGAAGCAGTAGGAGATAAAAGAAGACACCGATTTGATTGTATAGCGTGATGTATGGCATCAATTTGGTAGTCACGAAATTCAATGGACTTCCCCCTAGATGTTGGTCGTAACGATTCTGCGAACTCTCTAACATTCTCACGAATAACATTCCTGTCATTTTCTACTCCTTTTTCTAGTGTGTATTCTATTGACTTTTTTGTACAATACTCTTTTATATATGGTAATAGTCCAACATATATTCTTCCATTATGTGGAGAAAATAATCTTATCTTTCCATCCCACATACGATTTCTGAACTGTGGCATAAACTTAGCGCCTGGTACTTCAAACGTAAAGTAATCAGATAGTTCTCTAGAAACGTCTTCGTCTACTTCTAACTCTAAGTAAACCTCATTTATCTTTGAAATTTTCATTACATCAACCAACAAGTAACACTATATCTAGTTCCTTTTTTAACTTGCAAAACTTCGTGTGGATACATAAAGTTTGAAGGGAATATAATTGCAGAACCAGCTGGGGTTTTATAAAGGTTGTCTGCAATTTTTATCTCTCCACCCTCATAATCATCATTTAGAAATAACAATACTGTAACTTGTGGATATCCATATTTTTGTCCATGACTATGATGAATCAAGTCAACATGATTAGACATAAAACAACCCTCACTATATTTACTAATACGAAAGTCTGTATGATGTTGTACAGTAAAGTTTGGAAAGTCTTCTTTATATATCTCATGTGATTTTTCATAAGTTTTTTTGAGTCGTGTATAAAATTTATATCTTTCTTTTATCCAACAATCAACACTTACAACTCTTTCAAGTTTTACAACCTTACCACTATCGTGTGTAGAATAAGCTGACTTTTCATAATCAAATTCGTAATTTATCATATCATTACATAACTCTGGGTCTACCACATCTGTATATAATTTAATATAATCATTTACTTTTTTCATCAGTATGTTACTCCTGCTTCAAACTTTCTCCATTCGATAGCGTTCTTAATATCCCAACCACGATTATCAACTGACTTGATAACTCCTTTGATATAGTCTATTACTGTTTCTAAATATCCTACTTTATTCTCTGCGTTTATTATATCTTCGTCTGAAGTAATATAAACTGCTAAGTCTGTCTTGAGGACTTTGAGATCAAAAGGTTTGGTTGCATATATTTTCGCATCAGCTTTACCACCATAGTATTCCCACTTCTCACGATACATTCGTTTATAATCTCCTTTTGCTTTATACAAAAGAAGTTCGTATCTAGATTTGTGGTCTAAGTAGTTTGCTTTTATTTCTTGGTTTTTTAATGATTCGGTATCTAGGTGTTCATTATCTACTTTCAAGTCTCTTTGGACTTGTAGTTTCAATTCGTCAAGGGTCATATTATCTCACTTATAAAGTCACTATTTCATATAATTTGTAACGAAAATCAATCGTTGCTGTCTGGTATTCTACGTCTGTTGCTTGTTGGTTATAATCTAATCCAGTTAAAGATACTGGAAATAAATCAGAGTATCTTACTTCTACTATAGGATTATTTTTGTTAGACAAAATTGTTAAAGTTGCATCTGAATAAAAAGACCTATCAGCAGTAGCTTTACCCACTTTACCAATATCAGTATTTCCACCAGCTCCAGCAGTAGGAGTATTAGAACCAGCTGAACGAAAATCTGTAAACTGCGTTCTATTCTTTGGAAAACCAATACCTAACAACCAATTATGTATGGAAATATAATTTTCTAGTTTTTCATCTACTATAAAAGATATTGAAAGATTTTCGTATGTTATCTTATCTCCAATTAAAGGAATATCTGTATATGGTGTAGGTATAATTAACTCACCTAAACTTATGCCAGGTAAGTTTGCAGATGTAGTAAAGAACTCAACCTTTGGTAGTTGATTTATACCAAATCTAAACTGTGTCGGACTGTTATAGTCTAATACAGTTGGTTGTCTTGATAATGGAGAAGTTAATGTTGTCATACTACTATTTATAACAAAAAAAAAGAGGGAAATAAATCCCTCTCTTTTTAGGTTGGTTAAAACCGATATTACATAAGGTTAGAAACTTTAACTTTTCTGTAATACTTGTTAGTTGCACTAGTAATTGAAATCGCACCATCAGCACCGGCAGCCTTTGTTCCTGTGTGGAATGGGTTTGCAGCAATACCATATCTAGTTTTGAAACCAATTTTTGGTTGAAATGTATTCTCACCAACAGCACGAACCATTTGCAATGGAACGTATGGGCAATAGAACATACCAGCGTCATAAGGAGAACTTCCCTTATATCCTACAACATAGTATTGTGATGCAGATACGTTTGCAGCATATGGGTCTACATATACTTTATATCTACCATTCATAACACCAGCAAATGTTGTTGTTGTATCATCAACATTCAAGTTGTTGTTTAGAGCAGGAGTGTAATCTAGAACACCAGCCATTTGAAGTGCAGAAGCAACATCAGCAGAACATAGTATCATATTACCTTTTCCTCTACGAGTCTGTTGACCAATAGCGTTAGCATCTCTCTCAATCGCAAACATTAGACCTTTGAATTTCTCAACTGACCAACGACCATTTGAGTCTGTATCTAAGTCAAATATACCAGCAGTAGTTGTGTTTGATGATGCACCTTTAACGGCAGATACATATATGTTTCTTACAACTTCTCTGTTTATTTCTGCAAGAATTTCAGCAGATAGTATGTTTGCAAGTTCTGTTTCAGCATCTAAACCATGAATTGCTTTTAAGTCTTGAGCAAGTTCCATAGTATATTCTGCTTTTAGAGCTCTTGTTACAGCAGTAACAGTATGTTTCTCAATACTGAAAGCCATCTCAGCGAAAGCGTTAGTTGTAGTATCACCTAATGCTTCACCTTGTGCAATTGTCATACCAGTTGCACTAGTATAAGTACCAGCACTTGGACTGTCATTTAACACAGAAGGGTTAGTTCCAGAGATGTCACCACCACCAGTATCAGAACCAGCGTCTTGGTTTGATAACATTGAAGGTTCGTCTGCAAGTGCTTCAGCACCAGCTTGTGATAGACCTCTTGCTCTCATTGCAAAGATAAGTCCTGTTGGCCCAGTCATTGGTTGGACACCACAGATATCATATGCGATAAGATTAGGCATAGAACGTCTTACTAATGAGATCAAAATTGGATCCCAATTATCGACTGAACTACCAGTTGCAGATGTTGGAGCAGCTTCACCTAAGAAGTTTCTGTCTTCTCTTAGAGCCTTTTCTTGGTTTTCTAAGATAATTGTAGTAACGGCACGCCTGTAACTATCCTTGATTTCTGGTAAATCAGGGTGTTGAAGGACTGGCGACCACTTTTCTTGTAGATGTTCTGTTTGAAACATTTGTTTCTCCTTTTTAATTTCTACTATTTATAAATTGTTTATTTTGCACTTTTAACTGTTCGACCAATAGCGGACATATATGCAGCCATTGAATCGGTAGTGTCAATGTCCTGTGCGATACCAGTTTCTACATCACCAAGTGTTTCTGTCATTACCTGTATATTCTTAGGGAAATAACTTTCCTTTAGAGTACTAAGTTTTTCACGATATGATTCTTCGTTAGTAAAATCAACATCTTCGATTAATGACTTAAACTTTTCAATTTCTGTGTCGGCAAGATCAGTAGTAACTTCTGATGCTACCTGTTCCTTCACTAGTGTAGCATTAACAGACTTGGACTGGATTTGCTCTTCCATCATTTCGTTAATTCTACCTTCTAGTTCTGAAATTTTTTCAGATTGTGCTTCTAGCACATCATATTTTTCATCTGGAACATCAACGTAGTGGTCTTCAAACAATTGTTTTAAACCAGAGATAAAGTCTTCAGCGATTTCGCCTTTCAAGCCTCTTTCGATAGCCAACTCGTTCTCTTTCATCCATTCTTCAACAACGTAGTTTAAGTAAGTATCAACTTTTTCAGTTAATCCTTCCTTTGTTGCATTTATATTTTCTTCCAGTTCAGATTTATATTCGTCTTCCATTCTTTCAACTTCAGAACGAACTTTTGATTTAACGGCAGCTTCAAATACTGTTGCAGCTTTACGTTTAAATTCTTCGGAAAGGTCACCCTCACCATTCATTAGTGCATTTACATGCTCAGATACATCAATAGACTTTAGACGATTCTCAACAGATTCTTTTTTAACTTTTTCTTCCTCTGTTTCCATATCGTCTGTTTCGTTATAGTCCATTGCGCTCATGACTTTTTCATATTGTGCTTTAAGTTCTTTTGCACTCATTTTATTCATTTTAAGTTCCATTGCAGCCATAATTGCACCTTTAGATTTAGGTACTTCCATTTCTGCAAGATTTTCATCACCATTTGCTTCGAATCCAGCTGCAAGTGATTTAGCAGTTTTCTTCATTCCGTCATTTGGTGTATCAACTGAATCTGGTTTACCTTCGCCTTTTTGCATAGGGTTTCCAGATACTTCTTTGGATTTTGCAACAGTCTTTTTAGATGGTGCATCTTTTTGAGTTGGTGAAACTACAGGGTTTCCTGTGTCTTGGACTTCACCACTTACTTTTTCCATTTTGTCGGCTTTACCAGCTGATTTCATAGGGGCATCTTGACCATTAGCTTCTTCAAGCTCATCAAGTACTTCTGCCTCTAATTCCTCAATGGTTTTATCTAATTCATTTGCCATGGGATATTGCTCCTTTTAAATGTTTATACAAGTTATTTATAAGTTATAACTTTTGAAGAAAACGTGCAAACTCTAAACTATCCGCTGTGGGGTTTCCAGTTCTATGGTTTTCTTCTATGTTGTTTTTGATCTGTTGAACTTCGGCTTCTTGTATTAATCCATTGTTCCAAATCCACTCTTTACCTTCCATAATACCCTCAACAAATGCGTTGGGGGCAGATGGGTCTGCAACTATATCAGCTGCAGTTGCAAGGTAAAAGTCTTTTCTCACTACGTTTGCACCATTCTTTTGGTCTAAACTTCCCATGCCTCTAGATGATACACCTAATTTTGCACCATCATCTATCAAAGACTTTACAATCTCACCCATAGGGGTTGAAAGTATCTTTGCTTCTCCGATAAAATTCTTTCCGTCTGGTTGTAAAGAAGTAATCATATGAGATGCTCTTTCGAGATTAACTGTTGGCCCGTCTGGGTGTCCTAACTCTCCAAAAGCACGTTTCTCATTGATATACTCTTTATTATAACGATTTACTTCTTTATTAAGTATTTCCATAGGATACATACGACCATTCCGATTTTTAATATCGGCTTGCATAAATATCCCCTTTATCTTATAATTTTTCTTACCAGATTTTTCATCTTCTTCGATCAGATAATCCATATCATTCTCGATATGTTCTGATATTAATTTTAAATGATAATTCATAATTCTATCCTTTATGCTGTATAGTTTACATCTTTTTTGAACTCAATCATTACAAAACCAGATGTACCAAGACAAGCCATTTCCATATCTCCAGAAGTAGCACCAGTATTTGTTGCAGCAGATTCAATCAATCCAGCAGAACCATCATAGTAACCACTTCCAGCAAGATCAATTAATGTTATATCTGAATCGCCTTGTTCAATAATTTTAACATGTCCAGTATCATCATCAGCAGTACCCTCAACTAATCCCCACCAAATTCTTTTAATATGCAATTTTGCACCATTGGCGTGTCCGTCTAGTGCAGATGCATCTAAAATAGCATTGGTTGCAGTTGTGTCATTAGCAATATTTACTAATATAGTGACTATTCCGCCTGCGCCTGGAGCGTTAACAACTGTATCTCTTAATGTTCTTGTGGTAAATGCCATTGTCTAACTCCTTAAAATGTTAACATTTCTTTTTCAAAATATCCCATAAGTTCATTTTCTGGAACTTTGTATTTTTTGGATACTTGATTAATAGTTTTTTCAAAAGTATTTAGGAAATCTGAAGGTTTAGAGTCCATTTTACTAAAGATATCGTCAACAGCCTCTTTCATCTTCGGAGACAGTTTTTTATACCCTTTAGATTTCTTATGTTCATCTTTCTCTGGGAGAGATGTATATAATGAATTAAACTGCTTCATTTTCCTCTACTTCTGGTATGTGGTTTCTTACGAAAGTTCCAGCTACTTCTTTTCTTTTTGTTTCTAATGCATGACCAACTCTGTCAGTCATTGCACTCTTAAATGCATCTTCTGCACCTAAGTTGTTACTTTGTTGTAATTCATTTACAAAATTCTCTGCACTCATTATTTATCTCCATTTTCTTCTGGTGGTTCTTCACCATTATATTTTGCTACGTCATCT